TGGGCGGCTTGCGCTGCTCGGACGGCCTTCTTGGTCATCTGGTCGTCAAGCTGCTGCATGAAGGTGATGAAAAACTGTTGGTTGAACGTGGGCACGCCATCCATCGTCGCCTCGAGGAACGCCTCGGCAACCTGGACCATCGCGTCCTCCAGCGAAGGCATCCACGGAATCGGAGCTTGGAATCGGAAGGTCCCGGCCCGCTCTGCCTCAGGCGTCGCGTCCAGCCATTCGTCGATGTAGCGCTCGATGAGCTGGCGCTGTTTGCCGGCCTTGTCGACCTCTTGCTTGGCGTCCAGGAACTCGATCACGCGGAGCAGCGCGTCGTCGGAAAGCTTGCCCGCGGCATTCAGCTCTTGCGCGAGCTGCAGGCGGTCGGTGGGCGTGTTCTTGATGCCGCTGACCGGGTAAACGTCGTAGCTGTCGCTGTCGAGCTTGACGTCCGTCCACTTGTAGGACTTGAGCGCGCCCTCGCCGCGCCACTTGAGAGTGAAGCCCGGGTTGGCATCGGCGATAGTGTCGTTGGCTGCCACGATTTGTCGGGCCGCTTCCACCGCGCACGCCGTCTCGTACTTCTTGAAGACGATGGCGAAACGCTCGGTCTCCATGTCGGCGAGCGTGCGAATCGCGACGCCGGCCGTGACGCCTTGTTCCTTGCGGCTCGTCGCGCTCATCTGCGAAATGCCAGGCAGCTCGTAAGCCTTCTGGTCGTTCATCTTCATCCACTCGAGCACTTGGCCATTGAGCGGCGGCGGAGCGATCCAGTTTGGCGGTTTGGCGCCGGGCGTGATGCGAACGCAGATTGCGTCCTCGTTCGTGAGTAGGTCCTCGTCGCGGACGGAGCCCTCCTCGTAGATGCACACCGCCTGCGACGTGCGCTTGATGACGTCCTGGATGCGAGCGAGGTTGATGTTGGTCTCGTCGCAAACCGCCGCCACTTCTTCGATCAGTGACACGCCGCCGAAGCCCAGCACCTCCCACGACCAGCGCAGGAAAATGAAGGGGAATTCTTGGCGCTCCCAAGGCTCGTCCAGGAGCACGGTGCCGCCGCCAGGGCCGTCGATGGTGACGACGTGGCGGCCGGGGACCGTCTTGGAGATGGGCAAGCGCCAGGCCTCGCGCACCTTGATTTGGTCAGCGACGCGCGTCGTGCCGGCGACGTTGCGAGTGAGCGAGTCCTCGTATTCGGCCGCGCTGAAGATGGCCTCTTCCCGCTCGGGATACTGGCCAGCTAGCGAGTCGCGGTCATACGGGTAGACGTGGAACAGCGAGAGCGGGTTGCCGTTCTGCGCCTCCAACGGGTCGACGAAGATTTCCCAGGGCAGCACGCGGTCGATGCATGCGCGCTCGTTGTCGACGTCCGCCGTGAACTTCATGGCGCACGCCGCGGGGAAGATGCAGCTGTCCAGGAATACGCGCTGGCTCACCTCCCAGAAGTCGGCGTAGGCGCCCTGCGGCCGGAGCTGGGTGGCTTCGACGCACCGGTCCAGCTTCTGCGCCTTGCGCTTGGTCGCCCAGTCGGCGTCGCTGGTCACAAACTGCGATTTGGGGCGCTGCCGGCCGGCGATCTTGGCCTGCGCCGTGTTGCACAAGCTCCGCTCGGTGGCCCAGCGCAGAACCGCGCCGTCCTCGCCGACTTCGAGCTGGCTCGTGTTGAAGTACGAGCCCGCCGTTAGCCCGCCAATGCGGCGCATTTCGTAGCGGGACAGCGCCTCCAGGCAGCGCGTCTTGCGGCTTTTCTGCTCGCTTTCGAGCGCGTCACACAGTTCCACGACGGCGCGCCCGACGTCGCCCTTGTCAGCGCGTTGCCAGCGCTTTTGGGACAATCGTTCTCGGACGGATTCGCTCGCCTGTGCCAACTGTGCCAACTGTGCCAGAATACAAACCGGTCCGCAAGTCGGCCCCGCTGGATGGACCCAAGCCTCATCGCCGCCGAGATTCGAAGACGCTTGAAATCAGCGGTGAATGAGGGCATTACGGCCGCCGCGCTGCTGGCCCTGTGCCACGTGAAACAGCGCGCCTTCGTGGCTGACACAAGTCGGCGCAAAGCGGCACTGTGCTCCCGCCGGGCCGGCAAGAGCTTCGGCCTGCTGGTCTGGTTCATAGTGGGCGCCCTGTCCGACCCAGGTGGGCTGTCCGTGTTCATCGCCCGGACCAAGGGCGACGCGCGACGCATCCTGGAGCCGGCTGTCCAGGAGCTCCGAGCTCGGACCGGCCTGTCCCTGGCGTTCTTCGAGCGTGACGGCCAGCTGATGCTCGGGCTGCCAGGCCGACACGCGCTGTGGCTGGCCGGCTGCAAAGACCAATCCGAGGTCGGCAAGTTTCGCGGCGCCGGCAAGGGCTTCCGGCGAGCGGCCGTGGATGAAGCACAGGAGTTCGCTGACGACGTCCTCCGAAAGCTGATTCTCGGAGCGCTCGAGCCGGCGTTGCTCGACAAGCACGGCGACCTTTGCGTGACCGGCACGCCTGGGCCCATCCCGGCCGGGCTGTTCTACGAAATCACGACCGGCGAGGGCGGCGCGAAGTGGCCGACGCATCACTGGACCATTCACGACAACCCGCACATCGCTGACGCGAAAGCCGAGCTCGCGGCGTACCTCAAGCAGTACGGGCTGACCGCCGACGCGCCGGTGTACGTGCGCGAGTGGAAAGGCGAGTGGGTCTACGATCCGAGCGCGCTGGTCTACCCCTACGTCGGCGAAAAGAATGCGTGTGTCGCGAACGACATTCCGACCGAAGGCGCCGTGTGGTGCCTAGCCGTCGACTTGGGCGCGAGCGGCATCAGCGCGTTCGTGCTCGGGTGCATCGTGCCGGGCGAGGCGCACGTTTACATCAAGAGCAGCGCCGAGCACGAGAACTGGATTCCGTCACGCATCGCCGCCGAGATTGAGCGGTATCGGCGCGACGTGCCTGGGCTGCGCGTCGTGGTCGACGAGGGCGGCCTGGGTCAGGGCTACGCCATGGAGATGCGCGAGCGCTACGGCATTCCGTGCGAGGCCGCCGAGAAGAAAAAGAAGCGCGCGTTCCAGGAGATTGTCGCGGGCGAGCTACGCAGCGCGACCGTCAAGATTGACCCTTGGGGTTGCCGTTCGCTGCTGGACGAAATCAGCATGCTGCAATGGCTGCCGGACCGGAGCGAGGAAGACTCGACCCGGTTCGCTAACCACAACGCGGATGCTTTCCTGTACTGCGTCCGTGCATTGCGCGGGCACTACAACCCGGAGAAAGAGCCGCCCAAGCCTGGCTCCGAGGAGTGGTGGGCGGCCCAGCGCGAGAAGGAACGCAAGGCCGCGCGGGACCGCTCGAAGAAGCGCACGCGGCAGTTCAAGCGGGCAGCATGATGCTGGCCAGCACAACGCGCGCTCGGTAGCCGGGAATCGCGATGGTCGCGTTGATCCATCGCTCGTACCTCCAGATGGCCCGCGGGGAGTAGCAACGCCCGCGAGCCGTGAACCACAGCTGGCTCAAGCGCCGGAAGTCAGTCACCCCAGCGTCACCATCACGACGTTGGAATCCGGCACCCAGTACCTGTCGCCGCCGTCCGGGTTCGTCACGAGCCAGCCTGTGTCATGGCGCTTGATGCTGCCGCCGTGCGTCGCCTCGAACACGTCAGGCCCACTCGGGACCGGATGCCGGAGCTTGATCGCCGTCGGCTGGAGCTGGGAGGGTGTCGCGTTGTCGGTCTTCTTCGAGTCGCTCATGTGTCGTTTCTCCTGTGGTTACTATCGCTTGTTTCTGAGTCTGCTGCTCGCGCATCGCAATCAGCTGGTCAGCGAGCGCGGCAATCTCGTGCGGCGGCAAGCGCTTGGTTGCCTCGCGTAGCAGGTCGGCGTCGGACATCTTCGCCAGCGCTGCCTCCTCGGCTTCGGCGGCTTGCCCGGTCAGGCCCTGCAGCACGGCGACGGCTTGGATGACCTTGAGCTGGAGCGTGCCGTCGGGGCTGTGCACCTCGTCGCCTTTCTTGGTCACGTAGCTGTGGTTGGATGCCTGGTCCCACACGTGCTCGAGCCGGAGCATAAGCGCTTCGCGTCGCTCGGCTGGCGGCAGGCCGGATAGCTCCGAGAAGGCGCGGAAGATGGGCGCGGTGCCGGGGTGGCGGGTCGTGGTCACCGGCGGAACCCCGGAATCAGGTCACGCCAGTGCGCGCCCTGGAGCAAGTCGGGCTCGTTTGGTGGCGGCGCGGACCATTCTTGCTTCGGCCTCGAGTGCGGGTCGCGCACCACCACGAACAGCCAGGGCAGGGAGGTGAATTGCTTGCGCCTCATCGCCGCCCCAAATCGCCGTAGTCCAGCTCGAGTGCTTCGTCCTCGGGCCGCTGCCCCTCCAGCACCATCAGAATCTCGTCGGCGCGCACCACGCGGTACTCGCCGCCCGGCCGCTCGAGTTCGGTCGGCACCGGGAAGCTTTCCCAGCTGCAGCCCTTGGGGTTGGTGCGAGGTTTGCCTACATCCAGCGACCAGTCTTGGCCGGCCTTGGCGTCGACCACCACGCAGTCGCCCGGCTCGACCCCGGTCGGCACTAGCGGCCCCCGTCCGCCGCGCAGGCGCCACCCAGGGCCGCTTGCGAGCACGATGCCCTCGCGAGCCCCGTTGGACTTGCCGGAGCGATTCTGGGGCAACGTGAGCAGACTGCCGACCATGCGCTCGGGGCGTGGCTTGAGGTACAGGACCACGTTGTCTTCCAGCGGCCGGATTCGGCTCGGGTGGGTTTCGCCGATCGCTGGGATGCTTGGGGCCGGCGGCGCCTGACTCGGGCTCGGCAGCTCCAGCTCGTCGACGGTTCGGATAGGCAGGCTCATGACTTCAGGCTCTCTTTCGGGCTAGCGTTGTGGGTTATGGGCATATTCACAGTGGTTTTCGCAGCGCTGCTCGCCTGGCAGTGCTCGGAAACCCGAGAGGCAAAGAGGGCCGCAGACCTCCAGTGGCGACAGGCGGCGCACTTCGAGGCCCGGTGGCGCCTGGTGTGCGAGATGGCCGAGCCGACCCCGCGACTCCAGCCGCACTGTTCCGAGAGCGGGCCCTCGCGCGCGGGTATGGGCGGACGGACAGCGGGCCTGTGAACGTCTCAGTGTCTCAGTCAAAAGTGTCGCCGCCGGAGGACCCCCCACCGGATTCAGAGGGTCAATTCTCTGGCTCCTGTCATGGGAAACTATTGAGACGTATTGAGACACTGAGACGTTCCGCAGGAAAGATGCCGTTTTGCAACGTCTCAGTGTTTGGTGGGTGCCCACTTTCAAAGCCCACTTTCGACTGAGACGCCGGCACGGAAGTACGCTCGTTCTTTATGTTTCCAGTCTCCTGGGACGCGCC